TTTACGGCGATCAATGTGTTTCCGGCCAATACCCAATCCCACGTATAGTCATTGCCGGCGGTTATGGTTACGCTACCTGTTCGATCTGTTGCCGTTCCACCTGTAACGTCAAAAAACTTATCACCGCAAAAAGCAAAGACCTTTTCTGTTCCGGCTAAGACGACCTGACCACATGCCGTAACCGTAGCACCGCTGTTCATTGCACTTGAGTTATACTTTTCAAACCCGTTACGTTTAGCTACCTCACCGGCCAACCCAACCGTGCAGTTTTCCATTTCGTATATACCATCAGGTGGCATATCTTCAGCCGGAAGACTGTAGTTTACCCCACTTCTCCAGGGGCCAAGACGTAACGATTCAGCAGCAATCGGCATTAGCTTAACGATCCTTCAGTGGGCGTAAACGAAAACTTATTGCTGTAGCTCTCATCTGACCTACGCATACGATATGAACGGTTACCCTGCACGTTCATGTTTTGCCGACCTGCAATAGCAATCACGCGCTCCATCTCTTGCTTATCCGACATTGCACCCTGATCGTCACCCTTCTCTTGTTTATACAAAGCAGAGATGCCGTGTATCAAAGCAGGTTGACAAACAGCCGCTACATATGGCGTGATCGAATCGTTGTCGTTGGAAGACGTAAAAGTGGGTATGGACGAGTAGTAGCGATACGCAATCGTATCTACGCCGTCCGGTTCTGGATACAGCGTGACTTCAATGTTACCACTGGAGTCTACGCCATCAATAGCTACCCATCGCGGATCACCATTTATACTGGCATCCGGATCAGCCGCATCAATATCTTGCGTAGACATAATGAGAATGACATGATCTTCAGTAGTGTTGCGAAACGACAACGGAGCCACTACGTCACTGGCTAACGAATACGTACGAGTGCCGTTTACCGTATTAAAAGTTGAACCTTTAAATAACCAGTTCCATTTTTCACGCGAGGCTATATCTTGAGTGACCAAGTTTAAATAGTCACGCGCAGAGTCTTTAAAAACAGAACTACTTGTGTTTAATCCAACACGCCGTAGCGCAATCTGAATAATCTGCAAATTTGTCATGCTAACCCTATATCAAGTTAGCCCATGCTCCATTTTCATACCCTTGAAACTTGTTGTCCGTAGAGTTGTAGATCAGCATTCCGTTTACTGCGGTCAGTGCGTTGCGTTCAGTTGTTGTCAAACTTGCAACCGTTAACGTATCTGACAGTTTTACGGTGTCTGCCTCTACCGCTCCAATCAACGCAGAGTCGCCAAAAAATGAAGCCGCGTTGACTTGTCCAAAAGTTTCTGACATTTACTGATGCGCCGTAGCTGCGATCTGATCAAGATCGTATTCGGACAGGTTATCGCCGTTGTTATCCAACCAGCGGTCTTGCCAAATGCGTACGGCTTCTTCACCGCGATCTTTAATACGCGACGGTGGATCAGGTAGAAATCCTGGTTCATGGGTTACTTCTCCAACAGCACGAACATGATTCCGCACTTGGCTGTTGGTTACCGGTGACTTGCGCTGACGAGTGTGCGTTTTATCCAGGTCGAGCGCCTTGCGAATTGCATTTTTCGTTTCATCAGACCCCTTCAAAATGAGGTCAGCAATCTGATCTGGCGTGACACTGGCTGCCGGTGCTTGCTCGACAGGTGTAGCATCTTGCACTACTTCGGCCAACTGTTCCGGCAGGGTATGCTCAGTTTTTTTTGCTGTAGGCATACGTTTTGCCATTTGTATTCTCTTTCGTTAAAACGTGCGACGATGGGCTGGAGGTATCACATCGTGGAAACCCACCGCCACACGAAAAGTGAACTGCTTACGTTGCAACGCCGGTTAAATTTACACCGACATGGCCTGTATCATCTGACAACATGGTGCTGTAACCAACCACTATTTCTGTGGAATCGGTATCTGCCGCATGAACTGCACCAGCTACACCATCAGAACCAGCAACCATTACCCCATATGCTATGGCCCCATCTGATAAAACCGTAGCAACACCGGCTGTTTGAATCCACCCGTAATAACCAGACGTAAATGATCGTGCCGTTACCCCAGCAACAGTACAATCAACCTTTGCGCTATCCGTAAAATCTGTAGCTCGAACTTGGTTATACAGGTTGCCAGTAACAGCCACATCTGTAGCTGTAGTTACCGCAACAACCAACCCGTCATACAAGGTGAATGTTACAGCGTTGCTACTGGCCGCTGTGTTACTTTTAATGCGATACTGGTAACCTTCACCGGCATCGTCTGTGATATGCAAGTATCCACCGGCATACTGATTTGCAGTAGCACTACCAACCGTTCCGCTATCGGTATAAATAACTTCTGTATCACCGATTGCTGCGGCAGTAAGTTTTCCATCCTGTTCTGTTATAGACGTAGCAGAAACATCTTGCGATACCAGTATTCCGGCGTTACATGCGGCTGCAAAACTGGAATAACGAAATACTCTACCGTCCTCAAACTCACGCTTGGTTCCGATTGGATATTCCTGTGTTGACGACTCTTCATAGATTCCTTGTGGCGAACCACCGGTTGCACCGGCAATCAACCCTAACGACTCTGTTGTTGCATTGTTATAACCTGTACCTAAGTCTTGCGCTCCACTTGGCATTTCTATTTCTCCTTAGCCTTTTTGCTTGGCTCAAAAGGCTCATTGGCTTGAACCTTGGAATTGTTTATGCAGTAAAGTTGTGTATAACACCTTGACGGCGACGATTGTTGGTAACGACTTGCAAACCCACTGTGATAAAAGCAACCTTTGCGAGTTGGTTTGCATTTTCTCGGAATGGAGTTTTACTAAAGTTCATTCCAGCTTGCATGTGTAACTTCAAGTAGTTTGTATTGAAGAAATACATCTTTGTATTAGCGCAATCACGGTCATACTGCACCGGTATGCCTCTGAACGAAGGCAAGCGGCCGTCTACGCCCGGTGCATCTTTTCCTGATAGGCGCTGATAGCCTGTACCTTCAAAAATTTCTTCAAAATCTGCATATAAATTTGACGCGGTAAAAATATGTGTAGGCTGTTCATTTCCTTCGGAAACAGCGTTCCACAATTCAGACATTTTTAACATACCACTGTAAAAGTTAGTATCTACAACCGCTTTAAAAGCTGCGCCAGAATTTACCTGCTTGTTTTGCCACCAGCTATTACCAGACACCGTGATACCGCCCAACGTAGTTGGAGTCGTTCCCGGTGCATCAGCAATAACGTCTTGGAAACCTAACGGAGCTTTACCGGTCTGAGCAGAATACAACGAAGAGTTAATCTGATCGCGCAAGGTCAACATACTCTGACGAGTCTTTGCTTCCAAAAGCGACATCGCTGCTTCGCGCTTACGGTTCTCTTGCTCTTCGGTAAAGTTGATGGTAATAGGCACTGCGGCGTATCTAAACGGATAAAACGCAGCCGTGATTCCATCGACCGCATCTGTGTTCAGTACGTCGTAGCCTGAGAAATATTGCGCTGAGTTACCGGCATACAAAATATCTGCCTGTATCTCTTTGCCACCGTTGTCGGTGACCAATGCTCCACCGGAGCGAAACATGTCTAAAGTTGGGTATGCGTCAAAGAAGTTATCGGTTAATTCTTTGCGCTTGGCCCGCATCGTAAGCGTCCAGGCTGCATCCCAATTTTCTGAAGTTGTCGTTGCTGCCATTTTTTATTCGTCCTTATTCAAAGCCTAACTTGGAAAGACCCGACATCACATCGGAGTCACTAAGTGGGCCGTCACCTTCCGTTGCATCTACACCTTGCGTTCCACGCACTGCACGTTTTGAGGACTTACGTGCTGACGTATCGCTGTTACGCAGATCGGCTGCTCTGTTAGCCGTAATACCTGCGTGTAGCTCATACGCCTCTTTAACCGTATACGGGTTACCCGTAGTTGGGTTATTGATCTTGGTCGTAGCAACAATCTGATCGGTATACGCATCTAAATCATTGCCATACACTTCTCGCGCCTCACCTACTTGCGTGGCGATATGCGCGGTCTGCTGACCCTGCACGTACTGGTTGGCCGTAGCCAACTGTTGCTGTAACTGCTGCACCTGACTGTTCAAATCGTTTACTGCATTGCCAACCCTATGTTGAATGATCTGCTCGACGGCATCTACGCCTCGCGCTTCATCTTCCGTAAGGTTGGCTCTCATTGCATCAACCGGATCTTGTTGCTGCTGTTGGGGTGTAACAAGGGTTTGCACCCTGTTGGCCCATTCGCCCTGTTGTGCTTCGATCTGTCGGCGCTGCTCTGCTAAGTCCTGTTGCGTACGCGTGAACTGCGCTTGCATGTTTTTTGCCAACGGAACTAACGGCTGATACTGCTCCGGCACATCGTCTGCGTTACCGCGTAACCAATCGTGCCGTTCCGGGTCAAAATCTGACTGTGCATCAGAGTGTCCAGATGTTTCCGACTGTGCTTCATTGGGTGTGTCATCTGCGAAAAGTTCAAGTGATGATTCAGTTGACTCTGCGTTAGATGAACCCTCTGAAGGTGACGTGTCTTCTCCACCGGAGTCCAAAGCTAGTACTGATTCGGACATCTATTGTTCTCCTTCGTTGTATCTCTTCTCTGCCAGAGCCACTGCTTCTTCGGGTGTGTTTCCAAAAGAAGGCGTTGGGGTGTCTGACGGTTTTGAGTCCGTTACATCGGAGGTTATGTGACAGGTCGAACCGCCCACACGGTCAGCACTCTCTGTCACGTTGTATTTTTTTAACAATTCCTGTTTGTGGCTGTAAGACTCTACGACCTGACCAAAGCCAGCGTGAAACTTTCCATACATATTGCTGTGTGAGTTATGTATGAAGTTGCTCTTGATAAACAACATGGCTGCACGTTTGTCGCACTGATCGCATTTTATCGTGCGCCTGATCTTGCTTGAGTCGTTGGCTACGTCAATCTGACGATGCCCGTCTTCGCATTCGTAATCGTGAAATACCAGCATTATCCTTGACCCGGTGCGTTCTGTACGGCCTGACTAACCTCTTGTGCCTGACTGCGTACGAGTGATAAAATGTTTCCTTCCGCTACTCCGGCATTTGTTCCACCTCCACCGGCGGCTTGCGGTGCCTGACCTTGCGCCATCTGATTTAGCATCTGCTGATGTTGCTGTATATGGTTTTGCACCACACCCATAACCTGTTGCTGTTGTTGTGGCAGTAGTTGCTGGAACTGTGGCAACTGCTGTATCTGTTGGTGGATCTGTATGTGCATCTGATGATTCTCGTTTGGCGTGACACCCGGATCGCCACCGTTAATCAGGTAGGCTACGTTCTCCAGTTGTGCCGCTTTTAACGTGTCACCGTCTTCTGCATCACCTAAATACTTGTCAGGGTCTTGCACACGGAACGATGAAAGCAATGACTTGATCGCTTCGATGCGGTTTATCTCCGGCAAGTTAATCGTCATGTTAAACAGTTGCAGTGCATCCTGACGTTCCAACTGTTCGGTCAACGGCTGCATACTACCGGCTTCGATGTCGATCTTGTAACGTATGCGTAACAGATCAGCGGTCACTGCTTCGTATACCGGATCTTCGGTATCTCTGGCTACGTTGACTAAGAAGTCATCGGGTAAATAGCGCTCATCGGC